CAAAGCCTGTTATGGAAGGTGCAGTAAACAAATATGTTACTGAACAAGTTTCAAAGGGCAGAGCTGTCGGTGAGTTAAATCATCCTGAAGGACCTACCGTTAATCTAGACAAAGTTTCTCACAAGATCGACAACCTTGAATGGAAAGGTAACGATGTTGTGGGTAAGGCGACTATTTTGGAAACTCCTATGGGACAGATTGTTAAAGGTTTGTTGGATGGAGGAGTCAAACTAGGCGTATCAACTCGTGGAATGGGAAGCCTCGAAAATCGTGGTGGCGCCATGGTTGTTAAACCAGACTTTCTACTCAATGCAGTAGATATTGTTCAAGATCCATCTGCTCCTAGCGCTTTTGTTAATGGAGTTATGGAAGGTGTTGAATGGGTATGGAACAACGGCATCATTGAAGCTCAGGCTATTGAAAAGATTGAGACTGAAATTAAGAAAGCTCCTCGCGCGGATCTCTATGAGACACAAGTTCGTGAGTTTAAGAATTTCCTCTCGTTGCTCAAATCTAAATAAAAGGAGTCAATTATGACTGAAGATCAAATCCAAGATCAGGAAGTTGAACTCCATGACGATGACAACGATGTCGTGGAAGAAGCTCACGATCCTAAAAATGCTGAAGCACAATCAGTAGCAGCTACCGACAAAGCCGGTGAAGCTACTAAGAAAGCTCCAGCACGCAAAGGTGATAACACAAAGCAAGATCCAATGCCTAAGACAAAAGCTGCTATGATGTCAGCTGCTGTTGGCGCAATGCAAGGCATGTCAAAGGAAAAGCTTGGTGGTGTATTAGCTACACTTACAGCTGGTACTGATCCAGAAGCTTTTGATGGAGACACAATTGCTGAAGCACCTGAACTTGATTATAAAGCAGATTTTTCAGAAGACCTGAATGCATTGGTTGCTGAAGAAGCTACTTTGTCTGAAGAGTTCAAAGAAAAGGCAGAAGTCATTTTCGAAGCAGCTATTAAATCAAAGCTTGCTGAAGAAATTGATCGTCTCGAAGAGAAGTACAACGAAGAATTGGCTGAAGAAGTTGAATCTACTAAAGCTGATCTTGTTGAAAAAGTCGACAGCTATCTTAACTACGTAGTTGAGAACTGGATGGAAGAGAATAAACTCGCCGTTCAAACAGGCCTTCGTACTGAAATCGCAGAAAAGTTCATGAACAGCTTGAAAGATCTGTTTACTGAGTCTTACATCGAGGTTCCAGAATCAAAGGTTGACCTAGTTGACGAAATGGCTGCTGAAATTGCTGAGCTTGAAGAAGCACACAATACTGCAGTAACAAAATCACTTGAAATGCAGGAAGAGTTGGAAGTATTGAAGCGCGATGCTATCATCCGTGAACATTCTTCAGATCTTGCTGAAACTCAAGTTGAAAAACTCAAAGGTTTGGTAGAAGATATTGATTTCGAAGACGAAGAAACTTTTGCACAAAAAGTTCAAACCGTCAAAGAATCATACTTTACCAAAAAAGTAACTGAGTCTGCTGACATTGAAGAAGAAGATGAAGGTGATGCACCTGTAATTGAATCTTCAACTATGGCTCAGTATCTCTCCGCAATCCAAAAAACAACTAAAAAATAATTTAGGAGTCCAATAAAAATGCAACAGCAAGTATCATACGATAAGCTGATCGAGAAATGGGCACCTGTACTGAACGAAGAGTCAGCAGGCACCAGTAAAGATCATCACCGGAAAGCAGTCACTGCTGCTATTCTGGAAAACCAAGAGCAAGCAATGCGTGAAGAGCAAATGATCACGGAAGCTGCTCCAACAAACAACACAGCCAATGCCGCTAACTGGAACCCAGTTCTGATTGCATTGGTACGTCGCGCTATGCCAAATCTGATGGCATACGATATGTGCGGTGTTCAGCCAATGTCTGGTCCAACAGGATTGATCTTCGCAATGAAATCAACCCATGAGACAACCAAAGCCGGTGTATCAGCTGGTGCTGAAGCTCTCTTTAACGAAGCTCCAGTCGGTTACTCAGGCGATTCAGCTACAACCGCAAACGGTTCAGCAGGTCCATCAGGTCTAACTGGTGTTGCTGATTCATCAGTAGCAGCCGCCGGTGCTCCATATGCAGGTGATCCATACACAACAGCCGAAGCTGAAGCTTTGGGTGACGGTGTTGGTGAAGACTTTGCAGAAATGGGCTTCACCATTGAGAAGGCGACAGTCACAGCGAAAAGCCGTGCACTGAAAGCTGAATACTCACTGGAACTGGCTCAAGACCTGAAAGCAATCCATGGATTGGACGCTGAAACAGAACTGGCTAACATTCTCTCAACAGAGATCATGGCTGAAATCAACCGTGAAGTTATCCGTACTGTTAACGGCCAAGCTAAGATTGGTGCTTCTACTTCTAACACTAACGTCAACGGTGTGTTTAGCTTGAACACAGACGCTGATGGTCGTTGGTCAGTTGAAAAGATCAAAGGCCTTATCATCCAGCTCGAGCGTGAAGCAAACATTATCGCGAAAGAAACACGTCGCGGTAAAGGTAACTTCATGATCTGTTCGTCAGACGTAGCATCTGTTCTGTCTGCATCAGGCATGTTGGATTACACACCTGCAATGTCAACTAACTTGAATGTTGATGACACAGGCAACACCTTTGCTGGTGTACTGAACGGCCGCATGCGTGTCTACATTGACCCATATGCAACAACCGATTATGTCAACATCGGCTATAAGGGAACTAACCCATACGACGCTGGTCTCTTCTATTGCCCATACGTTCCACTCACAATGGTACGTGCGGTTGGTGAAGATAGCTTCCAGCCAAAGATTGGCTTTAAGACTCGCTACGGCATGGTCTCAAATCCATTCGTAGACACAAGCAACGTGTCTGGTCGTGACGGTCTGGCAACAGCTCGTACAAACCAGTACTATCGCTTGTTCCGTGTTGACGATATCCTCGTCTAAAAACAATAATAAAA